AACTAAGATTGCAGGTAATTCAAATGCGCACGGCGGACTAAACGACGGGTATCAAGGAACAAGACCATTACCATTTAACGAAGCTGGTGGGGATAGAGGTTTATTTATGGGTGGTGCACCAGACAGTTCCATAGATATTCAAAAAGTAACTATTTCGACAACAGGAAATGCTCAAGAGTTTGGAGAGTTAATTAATAATCAAGAATATTTTGGTGGTTTTGCTTCAAAAACTAGAGGTGGTGTTGGAGGTGGAGGCACACCAACAACAAATAGAATTGAATACGTAGAATTTTCTACAGACGGTAATGGTGCTGCTTTTGGAGATTTAATTGAAAATCAAGAAGTAGGAAACGGGACCGCTAGTAATAATACTAGAGGTATATTTACTGGAGGATACAAACCATCTCCTGGATTTCAAAATACATTACAGTATATAACAATTGCAACAACAGGTAACGCTGCCGACTTTGGAGATTTGACTGTAGCAAGAGGAAGTAATTCAAATTGTGCAAGTAATACAAGAGCAATAGTTATGGGTGGTGCAACTCCATCAGATAGCAATACAATAGATTATGTAACCATATCTACAATAGGTAATGCCACAGATTTTGGTGATCTAACTGCAGATGTTAAAGAATCTGGCGCTTTATCGTCAAGCACTCGAGGAGTTAGATTAGGAGGTCGTATTGATTCATCTCCTAACTATACAAATGTTATGGATTATGTAACAATAGCTACAACGGGCAATGCTCAAGATTTTGGAGATTTATCAGCGGCTACAAAAGGTTCTACTGGTATGTCTAATTCGATTCGTGGTATTGCAGCTGGAGGAAACACAGGCTCAACAGTAAATACTATGGAATATATTACAATTGCATCAACAAGTAACACAACAGATTATGGTGATTTAATTAGTGTTAGAACTAATGGTTGTGGTGTAACAAATGGACATGGAGGATTAGTCGGTGGCTAGAGTAACAACATTTAAATATACGGTAACAGTAGTTGATTCAGGTGGAAACAAATATGCTATTGATGGTAACACTCAACAATATGTTGTTTTGTTTCCAGGTTGCACATACGAATTTAATCAAGACGATAGCACTAATGGTGGACACCCATTAAGATTTTCAGAAACATCTAATGGTACACACAACTCTGGATCAGAATATACAACGGGTGTTACAACATATGGTACACCAGGTTCAGCTACAGCATATACAAAAATAGAAGTAACATCTTCTACACCTTTTCTTTTATATTACTATTGTACTCAACACTCAGGTATGGGTGGTGAAGTTAACATACCAAATAATATTTTATCATATAGTGGAGCTAGAGGAATATTTGGTGGAGGTGAACCTGCTCCATCTAAAGCTATAGATTACATTGACATTGCTTCAACAGGGAATGGTACTGATTTTGGAGATGCTACTTTTACTGATGGTACTGCTTATTCAGGAAATAGAACAGAATTTGTTCATGCTGGGACAGGAACACCTGCTACTACAATAGACACAGGAGTTTTTTCTACTAAAGGAAATTCATCTAATTTTGGAAGTCTAAGTGTATCAAGATATTTTTTAGGTGCATTGTCAAATACTATAAGAGGAGTTTTTGGTGGTGGTGAAACTGGATCAGATTCTGATGTAGTTGATTTTGTTCTTTTTAAATCAAAAGGCACTGCTATTGACTTTGGAAATTTAGCAACAGCACAAAGACAACATTCTAGTCATGTTTGTAGTGGAACAAGAGGAGTTTTTGGTGGAGGTCAAACACCAACTAATGTAAATACAATTCAATATATAACTATGTCTAGTCAAGGTAACACAACTGATTTTGGAGACTTAACTGTTGCAAGAGGTTCTTTAGGAGGTTTTAGTAGTGATACTAGAGGTATTTGGGGAAATGGTGCTGCAGCAAGTAATGTGATTGATTACATTACTATTGCATCAACAGGTAACGCTACAGACTTTGGCGACAGTACACAAGCTAGATATGGTTCCGCAGCTTGTGCTAGTAATACAAGAGGAGTTATGGGAGGTGGTGCAATAAATCCAGGTTCTGTAACTCACTACAATATAATGGACTATGTAACCATAGCTTCAACAAGTAATGCTACTGATTTCGGTGATTTAACGTCAGCAAGAAATAATTTAGGTGCTACTTCTAATAATCACGGAGGTTTACAATAATGTCTAATTCAGGAAAAGTTTGGGATATACGAGAAGCTTATAAATTAAGAAGATCAAATAAATGGTCTTTAGGAAGTAGAGGATTATTTATAGGAGGTCAAGACCCTTCAGCATCAAGTGTAATAGATTTTATTAATTTAAATCATACAGGTAATGCAGTTGATTTTGGAGATTTAGCAACTGCTGGAAATGGTACACAAGCTTCTAATTCTATAAGAGCAATTAAATCAAAAATTAATGAAACACCTATAAATTATGTAACTATGGCAACTAAAGGTAACTCTGCAGATTTTGGAGATATGATAGATAGCTATGGTGCAGACTCTGCCGTAGCAACAAATACTAGAGCATGTTATGTAGGTGGATATGCAGTTCCTACTTTTTCACCTGGATGGAATATAAACAGAATACAATATGTAAACATAGCTACTTTAGGTAATATGGCCGACTTTGGAGATTTAACTCAAGGTAGAGCAAACCAAGGTTCTGGTGCAGATACCACTCGTGGAATTTTTTCAGGTGGTTATAATGGAGGTTATGTTAATAACACTGATTTTATTACAGTAGCTTCAACTGGTAATGCTACTGATTTTGGAGATGCTAATCAAAATGGTTATGCTCCTTTGGTAGCTAACAGTCCTACAAAACTTTTCTGTGCAGGAGGGCAACCAGGAGCAACTGGTATAGGTATTTTTACATTTTCTACTTTAGGTAATCAAGTTAAATGGGGTGATCTTCCTGTCAAAGGTGCACAAGGTGCAGGAAGTGCTAGTCATACAAGAGGTATTTTTCAAATGGGTGAAGCCACATCCCCTATTGGATCAGCATCAAATAGATTAGAAAGTATATCAATGACAGCCACTGGAAACTCTACTGACTTTGGAGATTTAACTGTTGGTAGACAAGATACTTATGGTGTGGCTGCACAAGGACATGGTGCTTTAGAGTTAGGTTTCTTTCCAAGAGAATCAGTAACCTACATGCCTGGATCAGGGAGAACTTTAGTTTTTGGTGGTAATAGAAGTGGTGGTGATTCTCTAAATATAGATATGTTTCAAGTTGCTACTTTAGGTAATGCATCAGACTTTGGAGATTTAACAAAAATTAATGATAATAATGCTGCTTGTTCAAGTTTAACAAGAGGTATTTGTGATATTGGTTCCGTTCCAAGTGATTCATTAAATACACATATTCAATATTTAGAATTTCAAAGTCAAGGTAATTCATCAGATTTTGGTGATGCAACTGTTTCAACAAATAGACGAGCAGGTTTTTCTAGTGTAACAAGAGGTGTGTTTGCTGGCGGTAAAGTGCCAAGTGGTCAAACAAATGTAATTGATTATGTAACTATGGCAGCAGTAGGTAATGCTACCGATTTTGGTGATTTAACAGTAGCAAGACAAGAGGCAAAATCTTTTTCTTCATCGGTAAGAGGTGTGGTAGGTGGTGGTTATACAGGTTCTTATAGTAATGTTATTGATTATGTTACTATTGCATCAACTAGTAACGCAACAGATTTTGGTGATTTAACTTCTGCTGATCAACCAGGAGCAGGATTATCGAATAGTACAAGAGGTCTTTTTGGTGGTGGAGATGATGGTGGTGGAACAATAGATGACGAAATACAATATGTAACAATAGCATCTACAGGTAACACAACTGATTTTGGTGACCTTACACAAGCAAGAAATAAAATGGCTAATGGTTCAACTGAAACTAGAGGTTGTTTTGCTGGAGGTCAAAGTCCAACTTTAAGAAATACTATTGATTTTGTTACAATTGCATCTACGGGTAATGCCTCAGATTTTGGTGATTTAGCAGATACTAACTCAAGAACGTCTGGAGCGTCTGACGCACATGGTGGTTTACAAGCATAATAAAATAGTGTAGTATCCTACAAAATGAAAGAAGAATTATTACAGTTATTTCCTACGCCTTTATTAATTGTACCTTACGAAGAGTCTATTGATAAGGAATTAGCATATTTAAAAAACATTAGTTATCGTGAGCAATCGGTTAATGGTAATTTTAGATCTGATGAATCATATTTATTACGTAATGAAGAATTTAAAAATATAAAAAATTTTTTATCAGAGTCTGTAGATAAGTTTACTAAAAAAGTTTTAAACTCAAAACAAAGATTAGTAATTACTCAGTGTTGGGCTAATAGAAATCCAAAAGGTTCTAGGCATCATGAACATGTACATCCAAACAGTATTGTATCTGGTGTAATGTATTTTCAAATAAATGAAAAATTACCACCTATAACTTTTTCAAAAACAAATCAAGATGGTATGAAATTAGAACCTATAAAATACAATCATGTAAACTCTGAGTCTTTTATGTTGCCTTGTAAACCAGGTGAATTAATAATATTTCCATCTTCATTAAAACATAGCGTACCTATAAATACAGGTGATGAAGATAGAATCAGTGTATCATTTAATACTTTTAGTATAGATGCATTGGGGTCAGAACAAGCACTAACTCATTTAGATATAAGGAGGTTGATGAATGAGCACAATTAAAAGTTATATATACGTAAAGAATCACATACCTAAAGAGTTATGTGAAGAATTAATAGATGAATGTAATAAAGGTATTTGGAAAAAACATACATGGAATAATTATGCATCTGGTGAAAATTCATCTGAGCCTACAAAAGAATTAGATGTAATGAACTGTACTAAAGAACAACAAGCAAAGATAACACCATACCTAATTAAAGCATTAGGTGAATATCAAGAAAAGCATAGTGTACCAGGGCAAAAGACTCACGGACCATGGCTCAGTAAGTTTAGTCCAATAAGATTTAATAGATATAAAGTTGGCACCATGATGAGAGAGCATTATGATCATATACATAGTATATTTGATGGTCAAATGAAGGGAGTGCCTCTGGTATCCATTGTAGCTAATTTAAATGAAGACTACGAGGGCTCTGAATTCTATTGCAGAGGGGAGAAAATTGAGTTAAAAACGGGTGATATACTATTATTTCCATCTAACTTTATGTACCCACATGAAGTTAGAGAGACTACAAAAGGCACTCGTTACTCGTTTGTAAGCTGGGCTTTTTAATATATAATGAGGTTATATGCTACAAAAAATAGGTTTTCAACCAGGTATCAACAAACAACTAACACCTACAGGTGCAGAGGGTCAATGGACCGACTGTGATAATGTTAGGTTTAGATATGGTACACCTGAAAAAATAGGTGGTTGGAAGCAATTAGGAGACGATGCACTTACAGGAGCAGGTAGAGGTCTTCATCATTTTGTAAATAGTCTATCTAGAAAATATGCGATTATAGGCACAAACAGAATTTTATATGCATTTTCTGGTGGTGTATATTACGATATACATCCTATTAAATCTACAACAACGCTTACAAGTGCATTCACCACGACCAACGGATCAGCTGAAGTTACAATAACTTTTAGTGGTGCTCATAATATATCAGCACAAGATATTATATTGTTAGATAATTTTTCAGCTATTACTAATTCTGATTTTGCAGCTGCAGATTTCAATGATAAAAAATTTATGGTAACAACTGTGCCCACAAGTTCAACATTAACTATTACAATGCCATCAAATGAATCTGGATCTGGTGCAACAACATCAGGTGGTATACGGGTGCAACATTATTATCCTGTAGGACCAGCAGTGCAGGCAAAAGGTTTTGGTTGGTCACTTGGATCATGGGGTGGTGAGGTATCAGGTGAACCTACAACTACTTTACAAAATGGTATTAATAGTTCTGTAACCACAGGTATTATATTAGTTGACTCATCGCAGTTTCCAACAGCAGGCACAAACTTTATAATTATAGGTAGTGAAGAAATATCTTATACGGGTATTGCAGCTACAGGCGAACTTACAGGTGTAACAAGAGGTGTAGCAGGAACAACAGCGGCAGCTCACAGTGGTGGCGCAACGATTACAAGTTCTACAAATTTTGTAGCATGGGGTGAGGCAGCATCAGGAGATTTAGTTCTTGAGCCTGGTATGTGGTCATTAGATAATTTTGGAGATAAAGCTATTTGTTTAATTCACGACAGTGCTGTATTCGAATGGAACTCTGCAGCAACAGATGCAACATCTAATAGAGCAACTATTATATCTGGTGCACCAACAGCGTCACGTCATATGTTAGTATCTACACCTGATAGACACTTAGTATTTTTTGGTACAGAAACAACTATTGGAACACCTTCAACACAGGATGATATGTTTGTAAGATTTTCAGATCAAGAAGATATAAATACCTATACACCTACAGCAACCAATACAGCTGGTACACAGAGATTGGCCGACGGATCACAGATCAGAGGAGCAATCAGAGGTAGAGATGCAATTTATGTTTGGACTGACACAGCGTTATTCACACAACGTTTTGTTGGTCAACCATTTACTTTTGCGTTTGCACAAGTTGGAACTAACTGTGGACTTGTTGGACAAAATGCATGTGTGGAAGTTGATGGT